AACAAAAAAGAAGAAGAAAGAAAACAAGAAGAAACAGAAACAGGAACCGATAGTAGTGAAGAAAAAGAAATGATTAAGGATATTGCCGTTGATAGAATGGTAAAAACTGAACACACCAAGAAAAGAGGAAGTAAGTAATGTCTATAATGTTAATAACAGTTGAAGAGGCTAAGAGTTTTTTAGAAATAGATACTTCTGTTGCTACCTTCGATGTGCTATTGGCTAATTTTATTAAGAATATTTCTGATAGAATTCAGATGTATCTTAATAGGAGATTAAAGAAAGAATCTAGAACGGACTACTTCAATGCTGGTAGAAAGAAATATTATCTTGATGCCTTTCCTGTTGATGCTACTATAACTCCAACTATTACTTTGGATAGCACATTACAAACTGCTGATGTAGATTTTTACTTATGGCCTGATTCTGGACTTATAGAGTTTGGGTTTAAAACAAGTTATATTGAACCTAGACAGATTTCCGTAACTTGGACTGGTGGATATGCATCTACCTCTACTGTGGTAGGTGGAAGTACTGTTTCTGATATTCTTTTGGATGTTCCTGATGCATTAAAATATGCATGTACTTTACAAGTTGCTTATATGTTTAGGAGAAGGAAAGATATAGGATTAACTTCTATATCTATGCCTGATGGGTCTATAAGCTCATTAACGCCTACTGACTTGTTACCAGAAGTTAAGAAAATACTTAATCATTTTAGAAAAACACCTGTGGAGAAGTAATGGCAGATTTTTTAAAAATTTCATGGACTGGTGATAAGATATTTAAAGCTATAAATGACCTTTTTATAACTTCTCCAAAAGGATTGAAAGCTTTTGTAGCATGGTATGTTTGGGAAGGATTAAGTAACATAGCCATCACCACAAGAGATGCTATTGAGAAAAATAATATTTATAATACACTTCTTAAGAGAAGAGGAAAACTTGGTAAAGCTCTTAACGTAGAAAAAGAAAAAACTAGCTGGGATAAGATGTCAGTTTCTTTTGGTTTTGATAGAAAAGTTTCTAAGTATGTAAATACACATATTGGTAAAGGTACACAAGAAATAGTTCCAAAAAGAGGTAAATACTTAACAGTACCTATTCAAGGTGGACCAGCATGGGTTAAGGGAACAAATTTAAAGAGTAAGTCTCTAAAAGATTTCCCTGGGTATAAGTTTAACCCAAAAGTAGCCATATGGTATTTAGGGAAAGATTGGGAAAATAGAACAGCACTTTTATTTGTTGGGAAGAAAAAGGTATCTATACAAAGAACAGTTGACCCCGACCAAATATTGGATTATGCTTTTTCTCAAGTATCAACTGGTGTAGATAATTTAATAAGTGAATCCATAAATAAATATTTTGAGATGACGTAATGACTACTAGACAAGAAATATTGGCAGAAGTAAAGACAACATTAGAGAATATAGTGGATACCAGTGATGTACAGGTATTTAAGTATATTGGGGATACTAAAAGTCCAATAGAGTTAGATACTATCCCTTTACCTGCTATATTTTTCTATTCAGATAAAGAAATTAGATTAGAGAGCGATGATAGAGCAGTAATAGGTAAAGAAAGTTGGGAATGGTACATAACTTTAGAAGTATGGGCACAAGATAGAGACATGGAAGAGCTGTTGAATTATATACACACAGCTATGTATAATAACTATGTATTGGGAAACCATGCAGAATGGTGTGAGAGAGTAGGAGTTGATTTCTTTATGATAGACCCTACAGCACAGTTACAAGCAATGGTTGTTCCTTATAAAGTTATATACAGACATGTTTTAGGAAATATGTAAATAAGGAGGTAGCAAATAATGGCAACTCAAGCAAAAGGTTCAAGAACAAAGATAATTTATGATGTAGAAACAGTTTTTAAGACACAACCAACTCCAGACTGTCATGTTATGCCGTTTGTAAGTGAAACATTGAAGATGTCTAGGAATTTAATAGATTCTAATACATTGAGGGGTACTAGAAACCCTAGACAGCCTGCTACAGGTAATCAGGAAGTTGCAGGGGATATTACAGTTGAGTTTGACCCATATATGGGCAAAATGTTGTTTAATGCACTTGGTACATTTTCAACAAAAGGGGCTTCACCCTATTCTCACACATTTACCGTAAGTGATTTGCCTGCTGGTATGTTTATTGAGAAACAGTTTCTAAACTTAGACACACCTATGTATTTTAAGTATCAGGGTTGTAAAGTTAATAGCACTAAATGGTCATTTAAACCAGAAGGGTATATTGATACTACATTCTCTATAATGGGAGCTTCTATGACTGTAACTGGAACATCTATACAGTCTGCAACTGTTACTGATTATACATCAACTACTACTTCGTATGGTGGGGCATTTACTGGTTTTGAGGCAACAATTAAGGAAGGTGGTTCTTCACTTGGTGTTGTAACAGCACTTGAGTTAAGTATTGAGAACAACCTAGATGGTACAGTTTTTGTTATTGATGGTACTGGTACTAGGTATTCTATGCCTGAAGGTCTTGTAAAAGTTTCAGGTACAGCTACAGCATTGTTTGATAGTATGTTGCAGTTTAATAAGGCTTTGCAGAACAGTTCTACAAGTCTTCAGATAACACTGAAACATGGTACAGGTGCTGGAACATCTGGTAATGAAATGTTAGATATTTGGATTGATGAATTAATCTTTGAGCCATCGTCTCCTGTTATTTCGGGTCCTGGTGGAGTTATGGTAGAACTGCCATTTACTGGATTTTATCAGTCTGGTGCAGCTTCTACAGCAATAAGGGTAATCCTGTGGAACTTACAGACACAGGGAGCAATAATGTCGTAAATAGAAAAATTAAAGCCCCTCTTGAAATATAGAGGGGCATTTAAAACTTTAGGGGGGATTATGGAAACAAAGAATTATTCTTACACAATAGGTCCTAAAACCTACACAATGAAGCCTCTTGTCATGGGGCAGATTAATCAACTAATAACACTTTTAAAAGATGTTAATTTTCCTAGTTCTGGAGAAATGTTACCTATAATTACAGCACTTGGGGATAAACTACCAGAAGCTGTGGCTATAGTATTACATGACCCAGACGTTTCTTTAAAAAATAAAAATGTAAAAGTATTGGCTGAGGATATATCTTTTGAGATGTCTCCAGAAATGTTTTTGGAGGTGACAGAAGATTTTTTCGAGTGCACCCCCATCTCTTCTCTTTTTCAAAAGATGGGAAATACAGCCACAAAAATAGCAGAAAAAATGAATCAGACAGTGGATGGTTTGACAACATTGTAGTTTTACTTACTTTTGGGGATGTTCTAAAAAGAGATGAGCTTATTTGGAATTATACTTTTGAAGAAGTTGCACCTTTTATAAAGTTTAAGAATAGAGATGTTCTTTTTAGGGAAGCTGTTCTAAACTATTTAGGTATTAAGACTAAAGAAGATGTTGAGGATGAATACTGTGTAGTTTGTAGAGCAGCAGGTAAAGATGTTGATTGTGCTAATTGTAGTAAAGATATAACGGTACAAAAAGAGAAGGAGAAAGCAATTGGCAGCAACTAAAACAATAAAAATAGACATAGATGTAGTAAATAAGGATTTTAAGTCAGTACAAACTGAGTTAAAAGAACTTGCTAAACTTATTGGAAATTTGTCAAAAGCTGGCATATCTGAAACTCCTAAAGCCTTTAAGGATATGATGGAGGCTTCTTCTTCTCTACAAACTAAAATTGGTACCCTTTCTACTACTATAGATAATGCTTTAAAGAATAAAAGATTAGGAAAAGACTTAAGAGATAGTCTAAAAGAAGTAAACAGAGAGTTAGATAGTTTAGAACAAAGAGCAAGAACAATAACAGGAAAATCATTTTCTCCAGTATTAACTCCTAAAAAGGAAATGGTTTCTCCAATCCTAGAAGCAGATAAGAAACAAAAAAAATTAAATAGAGAAGCCCTAAAAGCAGAGAATAAAAGAGCTAATCAAGAATGGATTGATGATGGTATCTGGGCAGGAAACTTATGGGCAAATCAACAAAAACGTAATGCAACAACTGTAGAAAATGATAGAAAAGCCAAAGCAGCTCAAACAAAAGCTAATACTAGACAAGAACTACAAGAAATTGTTAACCTGTATAAAGATGCTTATGGTGATATTAGAAGATTAACAAAGGCTCAAACTGGAAAACAACCTGGATATGGTATGGGTTGGGAAGCTATAAAAGAAGAAATAGGAACTACTAGAGCAAATTTAAAAGTACAGAAAGCTGGAATAAAGAAGGGAGCAGACAATAAAGACCTTGTACAAAGTTTAACATACTATGATGCACAGTTAGCAGCACAAGAAAAGTTTGTTAATGCACAACTTGCTCTTGAGAAAAAACAAATACAAGATGAGGCGGTTTTACAAAAAGAAAGGTTAGTAGCACAACAAAGATGGAATGCTGAAAGACAAAGATTAGACCTTGAAAGACTTAAACAGTTAGGCATAAACTTAAAGAAAGAAGACCTAATAAAGAGACAATCTGGAATGGGTAAAGACCCATTTTATACTCTTAGGGGCATGCCCACTGCTGATAAAACAAAAGATTGGCAAGCTGGAAGAAAACAATATCAAGATTTAGAATCAAGTGAATTTGTTAAAACAAAAGCTAATAGTATTTTATTTAACCAAGATAAAGTTAAAGAACTAACGGCTAGACTTTCAGATTTAAAAGCTGCTAGTGGAGATGTGGCAAAACAGAAACTATTTGCTCAACCAAACTGGTTTCCAGGATTAGAATTAGATAAAAAAGGTATAAATTCACTAGCTAAAGGTATAAAAAATGCATTAACGGTAGAGCTAAAATCGGCTGAAATAGCATCTAATGGTTTAAGAACAGGTTTAGGAAGGGCTTTAAATGCTATCAGGACCAGTATTTTTGAATTAGGTAAGTTCCAAGCTAGATGGTATTTGACCAAGTTTGCATTATTTGAACCTCTTAGACTTGGTGGTGCAGCCATAACTGGAGCATTTGAATTTACTAAAATGCTCGATATGTGGGAAGCGAAATTACTACGTTGGGAAGCAACTAGTGGTAAAGTAAGTGGAGCAGTTCGTAGTGACATGGCTGAGATTATAAAATCAGCTAGAGAATTAGCACTTCAGTACCCTGTAACAGTAGATGAGATACTAAAAACTACAGAAGGCTTTGTATCTGCTGGTATGCCTTCAGATATAGTTAAAAAACTAGTACCAACTATAACAAAACTCAAAACATCGTTTCCAGAAATAAATATGGAACAATTTGCACCTGCTATAGTTGGAGCATGGAATGCTTGGAAAACAACTATAGGAGATACAGCAGATGAAGCTCAAAAATTTACAATAATCTTAGAAAAATTATTATATGCACAGGCTAAAGGTGTTATCAAACCTGAGAATTTCACTGTATTACTTCAGCATTTATCTGAAATGGGTAGGGTTTCTGGTCTAACTCTTGACCAATTACTCGCACTTTCTGTAGGTGTTACTGATTTAGGAAGTAAAACTGGTTCAGCAGCTAGGTCTCTACGACAGTTTTTACAGCAACTTCAAAATACAAAAAATATGGACAAAGTTGCTAAGTGGATGAAAGAAGTAGGTGTGACTATAAACACTAAACAACCATTGGGTGGACAACTGTTTAAAATCATAGAAGGGTTTCAGAAATTGGTTGGTGCTAGAAGTCCACGTTCTATGGAAGCAATGTCGTGGCTTAGACAGATATTTCCTCTTGAAACTTTAAAATCAGCATCTTCAATCATAGACTATTTTGAAAAGATAAAAGACCTTGCAGAAAAGGGATTACCTAATGCTATGGGTGGTTTAGATGCTTCTTCTAAACTAATGCTAGATAGATTGGGAAGTAGAGTAATTCTTTTACAGAATCAGATGAAAGAATTGTCTATATCTATAGGTAAGGGTTTAGCTTTTAAAGAACTATTTACCATGCTAAACGATATGGCTTTTGGAGCACTACTAGCATTTGGAAATGAAGCAGCAAAAGCCGTTACTTCTGTTGAGAAATTAGGAAATGCAGGATATACAACTTATCTAGCTATGGGTGCATTAAAAACAGTTATTGATTCAGTAGTATTAGTGTTTCAAGGTATTGGAACCTCTTTTTCATGGATAAAGAATGGGCTAGAAGATATAACAGGAACAGCCCTTGATACAAAAACAGCTATAGAGGCATTATTTTTAGTTATAGGTTCCTACATGGCTGGTTCTTTAATAACTTGGGCAATTAAGATGGTAACACATCTTGGAATAATGAAGGTAGCAATACTTGCAGTAGGTAGAGCTATAGAGAGTATAAAAGTTTTAGGTTTAGTTGATGGTTTAAAATATGCAGCATTAACCGCTAGTAGTTTGATAACCCCTTGGGGAGCTATCCAAGCAGCTATTACAGTGACAATTGGAGTTGTTACTCTTCTTTATTATGAGTTTAAAAAGTCAAGAGAAGAGTTGGACAAAATGATTAAGGGGATGACCAAACTTCCTCAATGGATGAAAGAACAAAAACTTGAACGAATGAAGGATGTATTAAAGAGGTCTGCTCCTGGATATGAAGGTCCAAACAAAGCTACTTCAGCAGAGATAAAAGATACTTTTGGTGCTTCTAGTAATTTTGAATCTTTAGAATCAAAAAGACCTGATAGTATACTTTCTCTCTTAGGAAATAAACTTTCCCAAATAGGTTTTAGAAAAGTACTAGAGGATAAAGTAAGAGAGGCTGAGTATGAAACAACACAACCAAAAGAACCAACAGAAACAGAGATGGCGGATGCTGAAAAGTCTCTAGAAAGACAACAAGGAGCTGCTAAAATTATACCAGAAGGAGATAAAGGTCCTCCAAAAACTGGTGGTAAAGGAGGAGCAAAACAAGGTCAGGAATTTACCTTAGAAAAGAAAGATTTTCAAGAAAGGATAAAACTACGAAAAGATTTTGAAGCAGAAGCTTTGGCTATAACAGAAACTGCTCACAATCTTAATGAGATTGGAGATATAGATTATTATAATGAAAAGTTTAAAATCCAAAAAGCATCATTAGAAGACCAAATAGCTTTAGCAGAAAAATTCTTCTCTGCTGTAACTGGTGGAAAAGTTAAAGAACAGTTAGCTATAGATTTGGCTAATATAAGTGAAAAAGAGTTATCTGGAAAAGATGTAATAGGTGATAGAGAAAGACTTGAGAAAAAATGGGGTCTTGAAGGGCTAGAAGCCTATAGAAATCTTATAGATAAAAAAACAGAATTAGGTAAAGTAGAATTAAAAAATTATGAAGAAGTAGAGTTAGCTAAGAGAAAAATAGCTAAAGAAACTTTAGATTTAGAGATTGCCTTACAGCAGATAAAAAGGGAGGAGGTTTATCAGACTAAACAATCAGAATTAGATAGAGCACAAAAACAGTCAGATTATCTATATGAGCGTTTTGATATTTCTGCTAAAGAAGCTGCTAGAAATGAAATTGCTACAGCAGAAAGAACTAGAGACCTTAAAATTCAAAATAATAGGGATAGTTTGAATGATAAACTTGATGTATTAGCTCTTGAAGCCCAAGCAGCAGGTGGTAATGAAGAGTTGTTAAAGAATATAGCCTTACGAGTTCAAGCAGCCTTTGCCACTCAAAGAAAAGAAGATTCTGCTTCTACACAAGAATGGTTGAACAAAGTACAGGATATGTATCAGAAGTTTGCCCAAAATATCAAGTTAATATTTGAGGAAAGTGGTATTGGTGGTGTAATTAGTAAAGTAGCTGAAGATATGTCCAAAGTTTGGGGTAATATGGCAGAGAACATAAAAAGTTCTTTTGAAACTGTCATGAACACTTTAGAAACAGAACTTGAAGGTATATTTGATAATCTAATGGATGGTGTTATTGATTGGAAGAAAGCTGTAGAGAATGTACTGAAAACAATGGCAAAAGAAATTATCAAAACTACGGCAATAAAACCTTTTATGTCTGGATTAACTGGAAAAATTAGCGAAATGACTAAACCTAAAGAAGGTGAACAACCTGGATGGTGGAGTAAAATTTTTGGTGCTACTGGAAAAGAAGGAAAAGGAACTGCTCAAGAATTAACAGCACAAAACACAAAAGATACTGTTGACGTATTAAATAGAATAGAGTCTAAAATGGACGGTGGACTTGGCGGTGGAGGAAAAGAAAAATCACCATTTAGTCTTCCAGGGACAGAAGGGTCTACCCCAGTAAGAGATGAAGCTACAGAAGTTTTAGGGGAAACAACAGAATCATTTAAAAGAGTTAATCAAGAACTTGTAAAGACTCCAAGTTGTTTTGAACAATTCTTTACTGGAATAAAAGATTTATTTTCAAAATTATTTGAGTTTGTAAAAGGTCTTATGGGTGGTATGGGAGGTAGTGAGTTTGGTGGGGAAAATATGAGTTGGATGGGTGGATGGGATTCATCTGCTTGGTCTATGCCAGATTTTGCTGGTTCATTTGCTAAAGGTGGAAAAATAGGATTAAATAAATTAGCCTTAATAGGTGAAGAAGGTCCTGAACTATTTAAACCTAGTACTAGTGGAACTATAATACCTAATGGTATGTTTGGTGGTCAACCTACTGTGAATTCTACAGTTAATGTGATAAATCAAACTAAAACACCTGTAAATGCTAAACAGAGTGAAGTAAAGTTTAATGGAAAAGAGTATATAGTAAATGTTGTCCTAGACGAGATTACTAATAATTATGGTCCACTTAGACATGCTGTAAGAGGAGTTAAATAATGGCTACAATTGAGAACTGTTCTTCTTATTCTGTTTTTCCAGCATTATTAACACCTCCAATATATCCTTTAGATGAAATTATGGAAGATGGAACATTACGTTCTAATTCTGAAGCAGGTAAAGTTTATACTAGAGGAAGATTTAATAGAACAGGTAGAAAGACTTGGAAGCTACAATATGAGTACATGCCTACAACTGATAAAGAGCTAATAGAAGACTTTATACAAACTGTACAGAGTGGTGCTAGGTCATTTTATTGGTGTGACCCAGTTACCAGTACTGAGTTTATTACAAATGGGAGTTTTGGCTCAAATACTAATAATTGGCGTATTGATTCATCAGGAACTATAGCTTCAGTAGCTGGTGGTGTTTCTGGAAATTGTTTAGAAATTACTAGAGTAGGTGGAGCAGAACAGGCAGTAGTCCAAGACCTTTCTGTAGCTTTAAGTAGAAATAAAAGATATAGATGTAGTTGGTATGTGAAACAAGGAACAGCAGGTGGAGTAAATTTTATGGTATATTGTTATGAGACTGGATGGGACGATAGACATACGTATACAGAAGCAAGTTCTTCTGTTTGGGCTTATCATGACATAAATTTTTTGGTAAAAGATAGTGTTGCTTCTATGTGTGTTGATAAGACTGGAAGTGATGCAGGAACCATGTTATTTGATGAAGTATCAATTATGGAAATAACAAATGAGGTAAGGTTTGTGGAGTTACCCAAGTTTAGTTATATTTTAAATGGTTATTGGAATTGCGAATTTGCAATAAAAGAGGTTTAATATGTATGTATTTCCAACACTAAGTATACCTCCTGTTTACCCATTAGAGGAATCTTATGAAGATTTAACTATTAGAACTGGGTATGAGGCTGGATATGACCACACTAGACCTAGATACACTACTGCATTTAGGAAAACTTATAATGTTAAATATACTCACATAAACCAATATGATAAAATACTACTGAGTAGCTTTGTTACTTATGTAGATGAGGGATTAAGTACATTTACTTGGGCTAATCCTACTAAAAATAATGTAGTAAATCTAGTAACAAACGGTGGGTTTAACGTGAATACTGATGGTTGGGGCATAAATAACTGTACTGTGGCTAGTATTGTTGGTGGCTTTTCTGGTAATTGTGCTGAAGTTACTAGGGTACAAAGTACAGAACAGATTATAGATAGAAATATTACATTAGAAGCTAGTAAAAGATATAGATATTCTCTTTATGCAAAAAGTGGTTCTGCTGGAGATTGTCCAGTATACACTCATGTAAATGGAAGTGGTGTTTATTCTTGGTTTACCTTTAATACTTTTAGTACTTGGAATCTAAATACTATAGTGTTTGATTGTACAGTTAGTGGAACACATAATGTAGCCATAGATAAGATTAATGATTTATCGGGAACTATACTGTTTGATGAGGTTTCAGTAACAGAAGCAACTTCAGAAGTAGGGGTAAGATTTGCTACACTTCCTAAGTATTCCTATATTAAAAAGGGATATTGGGATTGTGATTTTACATTAACAGAGGCTTAGATGGAAATATTAGATACAAATCTTATTGTAGAGAAGAATAAACTAACTGGTGATGAGCCTTGGCTTATAACTTTAGATGTTCAACTAAGTGATACTGAAACTATCTATCTAGTTAGAAATACTGAAGATATTACTTTTGATGGTAGAACATATCAAGCATTTCCATTAGAAATAGATGAAAGAAACCAAGTAACTCAAGGTAATATCCCAACATTAGGTGTTAGAGTAAGTAATGTTAATAGACTTATTCAGTCTTATCTTGAAGATTATGGCGGATTAGTAGATAATGAAATAACACTTAGGGTTCTTTCTAGATTAGACACAACATGGTATGAAGCAATAGCATTTACTTATAAAATCCTAGGGTGTGTTGCTGATGCCATGTATGTTAATTTTACATTAGGTGCAGCTAATCCATTAAATAGAAGGTTTCCACTCTATAAATATATCTCAAACCATTGTAACTGGCAATTTGGTGGTGCTGAGTGTAACTACACATTTGACTATGTGGGGACATGGACAGCTAGTAAAAGATACTGGGTAGGAGATTTAATACGTCCAACTGCTGCATATACTGGGGTATATCGAACAGACTTATATTCTTATAGATGTATATTTCCAGGAAGAACAGGTCTCACTGAACCTTCTTGGTCTACAGTCACCTGTGCTAAATTTACAGAAGATGATGCTGAAATACATTGGATGGAATGTAGTTTAACTACTTGGACAGCCACTAGAAGATATTATGAAGGAGATATTGTACATGGAACAACTGTTACTTCTACTAGCCAAAACTATAGGGCTTTAAATGAAGGAGTTTCTGGTTCTGGACAACCTAATTGGCCAAGTAGATTAGGGTCTACTATATTGGATGGAACAGTAGCGGGTGGGATAACTTGGACAGTAAATACCTGTAAAAGGTCATTAAGAAATTGTAGAGATTTAGGAATACCTACAAATTTTGGTGGTCATCCTGGATTATCAGGAAAGGGGATGAAAGTTGTTTAATTACACAGACCTTATAGGAGTACAATATAAAAAAGATGGTAGAGATATTAAAGGACTTGATTGCTATGGTCTTGTGAAAACTCTACATGATAGAATGGGAAAACATATGCCTGATTATGCTACACCAGATGAGCAGAGTTTAATTAACCAATTGATTAATATGGGTAAATCGGATTGTGAAGAATTAGCTGAACAAGAACCTGGGTGTATTGTGCTATTTAAAATACCTCCATTTTCCCTACATATGGGAGTGGTATTAGATAAGGAAAGATTTGTACATATAATTCAACATAAGAATGTTGCTGTAGAAAGGTTAGACAGTAGAATTTGGAGTAAATTAAGGGTGGGTTATTACAGATGGAAAATTTAGTTCCTATTATAGAATCACCACATAGACAAGACGCTGTAACTTTAGTTAGGGTTAATAATCCTCTTAATCCTATGATAGATAGACAATCTAAAGTTATAGACTATTTTGGAGAAAATTTACTTACCATAAAAGATAATTATTTTCCAAAGAATCTACCTGTTGTTACTTCAGTTAACGGTAAGATAATACCAAAGTATGATTTAGATAAAATAACACTAAAGCATGGAGATTATTTAGTTTTTTATCCAACTATTGAAGGTGAAGGGGCTGGTGGGATGAGAATGATAGCTTTCTTAGCCTTAGCCATAATATCTGCAATAGTTGCACCATATTTAACAGCAGCAATGGGTGGTTCTATGACTGTTGGTGGAGTAGCTGGTGGTGCTTTAACTAGCACAGGTATGATGGTTTCTGGAATGATGGGTATGGCTATAAACTTTGTAGGTGGTATGATTATAAATGCTTTATTGCCTCCTACTACACCAGAACAAGAATCTTCAGGCTCATCTAATGCTTATTCTTTCTCACCACATTCCACACAAGCACAGGGAATACCTTTACCAAAGTTATATGGAACTTTTAAATCTCACGGAAATATAATAACAGCTTTTAATTATAATGTAAAAGATAAATCTACAGCAAATATCTTGGTAAGTTTTGGAACTGGACCTGTTGAGGACATATATGACTATAAAATAAATGACCAGAGAATGGGCAACACTAAAGATATAACTTTTGGTGAAAGACATGGAGAATTACGTCAAGAAGTCATACCCGCTTTTACAGAAACAAAATCTGAGAACCCTTATTCTCTAAGAATAAAACATATAAAAGATTGGATACCAACACAATATAAAGAAAGTGCATCAGTTTTAGTTTATGATACAGCAGGGCAGGGATGGAAATTTACAGCACTAAATGATGGAATATGGGTAGACTATGTATACACATTTCCAGCAGAACCTTATGTAGAAGGAGACACTTATTGGGACGCAAATGGTGGGGTTAATTGGGTATGTGAAGGGAAATATCCATATGAAACAGTTACAGTGGGAAATGATTTCGATGCATTAGAGGTAGAATTTAATTTTCCTAGAGGTTTAGTAAGTTATGATGATGAAGGTAACCCAGGAAGACGTACAGTAGAGGTAGATGTCCAAATAAGCCCTTCAGGGAAAGATACATGGTATTCCATAACAAGAAGAGCTAAAACTATGACCAACTGGGCACCTAATATGGCTATAACAGAAGACTCTATTATATCTAGTCCAGAAGGAAATGGCATCTATAAAGTTTTATTTCCTTCTAGTGCAACTAGGACTGGAACAAAAAATATACAGTTTAATACCCAGCCTATGTCTTGCACAGTAGAATCTGCAAGTACTACTAATACTTTAGATAGTTGGGCAAAAGCATATATAGGAAATTCTACTGGACCAACTAATGGAACTTATACAGACGATAATGTAAATGTGGCACCACAGCTTAATGGAAATGTTTTAAATAATGGATATTCCTTAGCACTAAATACTACAGGAAAATATCTATACTGTCTCATAGATGAGGATACTGTAAATAATATTTCTATTGGCTTTCACTTAATGTATTACGTTTTAACTGGTGCATCTGGTGCAGTAAATTTAAAAGCTGAATATTGGAAAAAAGGAGGTGCTACTGGACCTAGTTGGGAGGATATGAGTGGGGATGGACAGAATTTAGCTACTGATGAGGATTTTTCCTTTAGCGGTGACCCTATAAGTTTCGGTAAAACTAAGGCTAAAAGTTGGGCACCAAAAAACTATACTGGTTATGGGTATGGTCACTGGGTTAGATTTTCCTTTAACAGTACCTCTAATGGTTACCCAATTATGGGGTTATTTAGGCCACAAAAAGCCAATGTTGGTGCTAGAGATGGAATAATAGTATATACGGAGTCTAGAAAAGATTATTCATACTCAGACCCTGCACCAGACAACGGTACTTGGAGTGCTGGTTACTGGACTACATCTTCTGGATTTTTAGAAGATTATAATATTTGGGTAGAAGTTGATGCAACTACTGACCATGATTTTGGGTCACACAATAATGGTGACCGTTATGAAGGTTCAGGTTGGAAAACTGATTGGGATGTAAAAGGTGCTACTTGGAGATATATAACTACTTCATGCTATGTTCTATTTAAAAAGAATATGGAAAGAACAAAGAAATTTGGTGCTGGTAAACAAAGTTCAGTGTTTTTTGTTGTTAGAAGTCCAACTCTATACCCACATGGATATTATGATATTAGAGTAGAAAGAGTGTCTAATGAAGCCAACCCAAATTCTACTTCTACAGTTGATGAAATGTACCTTTCTAATATTAGAGAGATAGTATATGATGATTTTTCTTATCCTAGGCATGCTCTATTAGGAGTAAAGGCTCTAGCTACAGAAAATCTATCAGGAAGTTTAGATTTATCAGCAATAGTAAAGGGACTTGTTACGCAGGTGAATAGACCTGATGAAGTTATAGGTTCTGATGGGTACAACTATAGATGTAAAACCTATCTTCCTAGTCCCACCACAGCAAGCCATAAACCAATTACTGGAAGTTCTTGGTCAACTTATTGGGAGCAAGCAGGAAGTGGTGCTGTTGATAATAATATAGCGTTTGCTGAAGTAACTAATTATTCAGCTACTTCTACATGGATAACAGAGTTTACAACTAACCCTGCATGGGTTTGCTATGATATTTTATCTCAACCAGTTATAGGAATGCCCGCAGAAGTTATTGTATCTAATATTGCCTATGAATGTGTAGTTAGTAATACAGCAGCTACCATAAACGCTCCTCCCACTGGTCAAGATTGGTCTAAATATTGGCAAGTTAGCGGAGATATTGGAATAGGAGATACTTGGACTGCTGGTACTATTTTTTCTGCTAGACCAATTCTTAGATATGAAGGTATAAATCCGTCAAGACTAGATTTAACCTCTTTTAAAACATTAGCCGACTATTGTGACGAATTAGTGTATGATGAAAGTGGAACCTTAGAAAGAAGGCATGAGTTTAATGGAATATTTGATGCAGAACTAACACTATGGGAAGCAGCTCTTAAAGTAACTGAAATGTGCAGAAGTTCATTAATCTGGAATGGCATGAATATTGCAATAGTTACGGATAAATCTCTATCTCTTCCTACTGGAGCTGTACAGTTATTTACATCTGGAAATATTCTTCCAGATTCATTTAAAGAAACATTCTTGCCTATGGAAGAAAGAGTTACAGAGATGGAAATAACTTTTAACAATAGGGCTAAAGATTGGGAAAGAGATACAATCTCTATCTATAATCCAGATTCTGACTCCTTATCTAATAAAGCTTCTATTGAACCTTTAGGAATAACTAAAGCATCACAAGCTTGGAGACATGCTCAATACTTGATTAATAGAAATAAATACCTAAAGAAAACCATAGAATTTGAAACTGATTTAGAAGCTATTGCTTGTACAGTTGGGGATGTATTTTATTTTCAAAATGATGTACCTAGATGGGGTATGGCTGGTGGTAGATTAGCTTCTACTTCTCATGATGGTATGATACTACAATTAGACCAGAATATAACATTAAGTTCTACTGGTTCCTATGGTATGATGGTTAGGCATAATGATGATACCTTGGAGACCAAAGAAATTTCTACACTACTTGGTCCAGAGATACTTATAAATGGTGACTTTGAGTTAGGCAGTATTAATGTTGCTGACTCAGCGTATGGATGGACTGATACAGCATACTCTACTATCACCATTAAGGGTGGTGGAAAATATGGAAATTACCTAGAACTTGCAGCTAATGGGTACTCCTATCAATCATTTTATCAAGCTTTAACTGGAAAACTAGTAGATGGTCACAAATATAAGATGTCTTATTGGGCTAAGAATGGGACATTAGCTACTGGTACAGATATAGTTCTTTCAGATGATGGTGGTTTTACTACTTATAGGTCATCAACTTTAGCAACTTCTTCTAGCTGGCAAAGAAATTATCTTGATTTTGTGTATACACTAATTCCAGGATATGGACTTAATTTTTATGTAGAAAAAACTGATGCTAATATAGGGACAGTACTGTATGATGAAATCTCACTTAGAGAAATTTTGACAGATAAGCCTATTGGTTCTAGTCTGCTCACAGATGGAAGTTTTGAAGGTTCATTAGTTAACTGGACAACATCTAATTGTACTATCACAAACACAGCTATAACTGGAATCCGTGATAAGGGTTTACAAATGACTATAACTGGAGGGACTTATCAACAGATATATCAGTCAAATTCTACTATTGCTGGTAAGAGGTATAGGGCATCTGTGTGGGTTAAAAATGGTACTGCTACATTACAAGTATTGAGGTTGGATATTTGGGGAGCAGCTCAAATAAGTTATTTAGATATAACTTCTGATACTTACTGGAAACAATTAACTTTAGATTTTACAGCAACAGGGGCAACAACAACTGTTTACCTTACAAAAACTACCTCTACTACTGGAACAGTTCTTTGGGATGAGTGTAGACTTTATGAACTAGAATCTGCTGCTGGAGATACTGTAGAAGTAACTACTGCTTTTGGTACTGGAATAATAGGACAAACTAATTTAGTAAGTAACGGTACTTTTGAGACAGGAACAGCAGAGTGGACCGCAATTAATTGTACTCTTGCATCTGTAACAGGTGGACAGGATAGTAATTGTTTGCAAATAACAAGTACAGGAGGAACTTCCCAATATGTTTATCAGTATTTTTATCTTATTGTTGGAAAGTCATATCGCTTGTCTTGTTATGTAAAATCTGGAACATCTGGTGATGATGATTTTACTATAGCAATAAATGAAACTGGTACAGACGCACATCAAGGTGTGTTAAATGAAACATCATCAAGTTCATGGGTTAGATATAGCGTTGATTTTGTTTGCACCCAATCATATTCATATGCATTACTGCAAAAAAGCACAACTCATGCAGCATCACCTGGAACAATGTTATTCGATGAAGTAGAACTTTATGAAATAGCATATCCTACACAATATGCTCCTTATTCAGTAGGTACTTTAAACTCAGAAGCTAAAGCATTTAGAGCTATAAATATCTCACAATCCTCAGAACAGAGAGCTAAGATAACAGCTATAGAATATGATGCTGATGTGTATGCGGATGATTTAGAAGTAGCAACACCAGATACGGGAGATACTTGGGTTGAACCAGTAGCCATAAAACCAGTTACAGATTTAATATTAATGGAAATACCATCTGTTGGAACTCCTGACACTATAGGAGCAAGAAATATTGCTGTATTCTTCAAAAGACCAGAAGATGATTTAAATTATAGAACCGCTAGAGTTTGGTATAAATTTAATAGGATAGATGATGAAGAAGGAAATGATGCTTGGGCATTGTTACAAGAAACCTCTGGGACAAATGCTACTATAACTAGTGTACTTCCTAATTATAGATATACAGTTTGTGTAACTAGCGTGTCAAAAGATAATGTAGAAGCATTGTGGGATGAATCTCCAAAAGCTTCATATGTGGTCTCAGACACAAATATGAGACGTAATTTCATACACGATTTCAAGGTATCTGGTTTACAGATAGTTGGAAATCCTAACTCTATAACTTTTATAGGAAATGACTGTGGTATTTCTTGGAATCCTATAGTGGTTCTTCCAGGAAGCAATATAGCTGGTGGAGTTGCTAAACCGACTAGTTTAATGGAATCAGGTATAGCCTTTAATACAAGTGATTCAGATAGTCTATTAGCTGATTCTTATAGACAAAATCCTAGTAGTATTACTGGTATTGGTAGTAGATTCTATGATAGTCCAAACGCAAAGGGTGCTGGTACTTCTATACCTCAGTCTTGGTTTAAAGATTATGAAGTAAAGGTATATAATTATAATACGGGAGCACTTCTAAGAACTGAATATGTTACTGACCCTCTTTATAATTACACCTACTCTAAAAACTACCAAGATAACTATTCACAATTAGCTAAGAAGCTTCAGATAGAAGTAAAAGCTAGGGATGCTAACCTTAATTCTTCTTTACCTATTAGCATAATAGCCTATAATCCAAACTTAACTGTTACTAGTACTGGAAGTAGTTCTCTACCTTATGTCCATTTAAGAGATGAAAAATCTTCAGGCACTACTGGTGGACCAAATGTGTTGGATACTTGGACACAAAGAACTTTGAACACAGAAAAATCTGACACAAATAATCTTTGTACACTATCATCAAATAGGTTTGTTTTATCAGCAGGAACTTATCAAATCAATGCAAGAGTTCCCCATTATGCAGGAAATTTAGGGAAAGCTAAATTATATAACTATACAACAAGTGCTGATGTGATTATGGGGTCAAGTGCTTTTGCCCAAGCTGGGTATAATGCATACACAGATATAATTATTCAAGGCACTTTTACATCTAATG